CTGCCGAACGCTGGTCGAGTATTCGGGCGAAGCCAGCAAAGCATTAAGCGCGTCTTGCTGTCCGCCCGTACCGTTCAGACCGATGAGCGACATCTGCTGCGCTAGCGCCGACGTGCCCGCATTGACGAAAGGCTGCTGTCGCTGTTCGTTGGACAGGCGCGCGGCCTGTTGTTCGGCGATGCCCTGTTGAGCCAAGCCAGCCTGAACCTGCGCGGCGTTCTGCGCGGCTTTGGCACTTTGCTTAGCCCCTGTGATGCCCCCTAGCACCGATCCAATGGCGTTACCGATAAACGACAAACCGCGTATTCCTGATTACAGGATGATCCACCCGGAGGAACCATTACGCGGGTGCTTACCCGTAACCTATTCATCCTGTGGACGCAATAGCCCCAGATACACCACATCAGCCAGCACGCCGTCTACCCGTACAGCATTGCGTCGCACGCCCTCGTCTTCGAAACCTAGATGCCGGCAGTAGTTGGCCGCACTTGGCAGCGTGGACAGAACGGGCGCGGTGATGCGCTGAAGGTCGGGCTGCTCGTCCCATAATGAGGCAAGAAAAAGCGCGCCTAAATCGCGTGCCTGCCTGATTACCCGCGGCAATAGCGCGGCATGCACTTCCACTTCCCACGGTGAATGCTGGATTGCCATGAACAGACCGGACAGCACGGCGTCTACGTATGCACCGTGATAGGAGAGGGCGGGGTGGTGAATATAGCCTGGGGTGTAGGCGTCGTGTCGGATGCGACAGGATATGGCAGGGGTGGTTAGGATGGCGTTGATTGCGGCAGTGTCGGTTAGGGGTTGAATGGAGAGCGTCACCCCGTCAGCGCCCCATTCCCTCTCAAATCTACAATCACCGCAGCCAACCGCGACGACAGCGCTGCAATCTGGTCGATAGCCGCTTGCATATCAGCCTGTGTGTACGTGGCCGCAGCCGTTCCGCCAGCGTAACTAGGTAAAGCCGAACGAGACAATGCCCCTGAAGGCGCGGCGAACGACGGCCCTGCGTCCTGCGTTACCTTCGTGTCGGCAAGCGCATAGGCGGCATCTGCCCGATTATAGGCTGCATCCGCTCTGGCTTGTGCCGTATCCGCGCTTGTTTGCGCCCCGGACGCTGCACCTTGCGCGGCATCGGCGGCACCTTGCGCCGCTTCAGCCGCCGCCCCGATCTCCGCGCTGTCCGATGTCTGGTCGATAGTGCGGCGCTGAAGGTCCACAATGCCCGATATGAGTTCAGGCGACGTAGCAAAGCCGCTGCCGGTTAGGGTGCGCTCGGAAATGAAGGTGTAATCATCTTCTTGTGTGCGCAGCCTAACCATCCAGCGGCTCCAGCTTCATATCCAGCCGCGCAAACGACGCAGGGCCAGACAACACCCCTCGGAAGCGGAAACCCCTGTAACGGGACACGCGCCCCAGCCTGCGCCATGTCAGCCGTTCGCCCCTGGAAAACGTCTCTTGGCTCCACGTCAACCCGTCGTTGGTGTAGGACATCGCGACGCTAGGCCTGCCGGCGTTCACGACTTCGGCTTCGTGGATGATCGCGCCGCGCCCTTCGTTATAGATCAGCGGGGTGTCGAACGTGAATCCCACAGCATTATCGAATACCGTGGAAACGGCAGGATTGAACCGCCCTATCTTGCCGTTCGTGCCGCACCACCATTCCGTTCCTACCTGCCGAAAGTGACGCGCGGGCCAAGGTTGAGATACGTCCGAACCGCCCGCAAGGATGCTCCACACCGGCAAATCCAGCAACTGCGATGCGGTCCAGTTGTAGACCCATGTCTGGTCCGGCAAGTGCACGAATAGCTGGTACAAGCCGCCCGCGTTGATCGCCTCCAGTTCAACCGCCGCAAGCTGCGCATCAGTCAGCTTGGCCAGCGCATTGTCCAACACACGGGGGCTAATCCGAATAGCCTGCCCCGCACCCGCTAGATAGATCGACGCCGTTTCATTGCGCGCCGACCCGCAGAATGCGAACGTCTCGACAAAGGGCGTATAGGCCCCAACGCCCACCACGCCCTTCGGTATCTGCGCGCCGCGCGAACGTTGGAACGGAAATCCCGTCGTTCCGGCATTGATAAACTTTTCAATGCTGTACCGATTAAGCGCGTACACCTCGCCACGCAGGGCCATGACGCCCACCACCGGGTCAGGATCGGCTTCAGATGAACCGTATTTCAGCGGATCGACCGCTGCCGGGTTGTTCAATTCTGTAACGACAATATAACTGCCGTCCGTCGTGATAAAGTAACCGTCTGACCACGTTACAGAAAGAACGGTGCCTAGGTCGATGTCAGTAACTCTGGTTAGCGTTGCGCCGTAATAATAGAGAGCGCCGCCACTTGCGATAGCAAGCCGACCGAACCCCTCCGCAAACTGTGCTGGTTTGCCATCATTCTCAACCGTTCCTATTGCTGTGGCCGCTGCGGCCGTTACCGTATATAACGTGCCGTCCATAATCCTAAGTTGCTCGCCCTGAAATACAACACTTCCCCGATCTTGGCCCGCCACGGTATGAACCGTTTCGATGCCAGATATTGTCTTCAGGTATCCCTTGCTAACACCCGTCCCCGACCCGTCCCCAGGCTCTGCTACAGGGACAAGGTTGACCGGCAGCGAACGCTGATAGTCGCCCTCTGGCGATGCATAGATGCCGGAAATCAGCGGGATTTGCACCATCAGTAAAGCCCCGCAAAGCGCCGATAGTACCGGTCACCGCCGCCATAAATGCGCTTCTGTGCGCGCTGGTCTACGGGGATGGACACGGTGTTGGCCACGCACAGGTCGTAGCCGCGCTTGGCGTCTCGGCGCAGGTCCGCCATCAGCGTCTTCCCGTACTCAGGCCCCAGCCGCACGGCGAGATTGTTCCAGATCGCCGCATCCGCCCACGTCGGCGTCGTCATCAGTTCGCCGTCATTGTCCGTGCCATCGCTAGGCGTGTAACCTAACGCAACGCCCGTCACTTCCCATTCCGCCATCATGGCATCCAGCGTCGTGCGCGCATCGGCCCGCTGCGTGGGATCGACATCAAACTCATACGAGCCAATGCCGATGCGGCCGAAAGCGCGGGACAGGATGGTGGCGCGGGTTGTCATGCAATTGCTCCAGCACTCGCGTTGGCGGTACGTTGGTTGCCATACCTATCGAATGGAATTTGAACAGATACAATGGTGGTCGCAACGATAGAACCGGGCGATACCGTGAAATCCGCGTTCGTGAATGGCGTCGTGTTCAAATTCGGGAACACCGAAATCGCGCTCCCACCCGATATGTTGCCGCTGACATTCGCTGTCTGCGTCAAATCAATGGGGCCGACAATGATGTTGTTCTTCACCTTGCCGGACAGCGACGCCCCCGTCACTACGGCGCTCCCGGATGGTATCGTCAGAGACGCGGCGACGTTGTTGTAGACGCGGCTATACGCGTCAACGGCGGTCGGCGGCTGTCCTTGCGCCGTGCCAATGTCCAGCCGTATCGAAATCCCCTGATCTGGGTACGTGTTTCCGACAAGCAGAAGGTGCGACAGCGGCCCTTGTAGCTGAACGAATAGTTCGTCGCGCTTGTCGTATGTTGCAATATTCTCGCCCATATTCTGAAAATAGGCGATGTTGAAAGCGCGCTGCCCAACCTGCTGCACCGCAATCAACCCGAACTGCGAGACGCACTCCCGGATTGCATTGTTGGCGATCAATACGTTTTCGTGGCTATAAGCACCACCGCCTAGCTGCGCATTGTCGGTGTGGCCGTCCGTGCTGGCAACGATCACTTCTGACACCGGCCGGCGGCCAATCGTTGGCCCGTTGGCAGGGTCCTGCGTAGACACCGCAGGAATAGCCGTCAGCGCAGAGCCAAGATGGTTAGCGCGCCAACGTGCGGTTCCGCCGACTCCGCCTGTGTCTATGACCGTCGCAGTCCAACCGCTGCCGCCAAGGGCGGTAATGATGGAGGCGGCAAGTTGCTCGAAGGTGTAATTTGCCGCCGATGGGTCAACGGGAATGCTGAAGCTTCCAACCGCTGCGCCTGCAACCCGTAACGTCAAGGTACGAACAGCGAATTCATCGCCAGACGTTTCCCACGTTGCCGCTCCACCGCCACCCGTATAGCCAAGCTGAAGGCTTGGGATGGGTGTGCGCACCGGCTCACCTGTCACCCGTTCTTCGTCGCATAGCAGCTTCATGAACGGCTGACTGCCGGTCATCAACAGGCTGTCATTGGTCACATCACGCACCCGGCATCCGACCATGACAGGCACCGATATATCGCCACACAGCATATCGTGGAGATAGCAATTCTCCATGACGATAGGGCTGTTGAAGCACTGCTTTGCGCCACCCGCGCGCGTGGTTTTTGTGACAGGTGGCGAAGCGGTCGGGTCGCCTATGAATTCGACCTTGCCATTGCTGCTGTATATCTCGCAGTTTCGCAGTACCGTCGTACGGAATGCAGTCTGACCAGACTCTGACAAAAACTGCGATAGGCTAGCGGTGTCGATCCGAACTCCATCGAATATCAACCCGTTAAAGCCAGGACGGAACAAGCCTCCCGTGCTGCGCTTGGCCAAGACGTTGAAGCCGTTGGCTGCCACCCGTACATGCCCGCGCTTGCCGTTGGTCGCGGCTTGCGCGCCGGTAAACGCCACAGCGTCAGGATTGATTTCGCCGTCTTCCAGATACCGCAATAGGATATGCTCGCCGCTCGCCCATGTAGTGCGAACCGCTGCCAGCGCCGCCTGCGCCGTCTGATACCGTGTAGGCGCTGCCGTTGCCTGTGACGGCGCAATGTCCACGATCCGGTCGTAACCGGTCTTGCGATAGAGGCGCATCGGGCCAATCGTCGCCGCCGCGATGCTCGTGTCGTTCGGATAGATCGTAGCGTAAATATCGATAGCGCCTTGCCCCAGCGCCGGGATACTTGCCCACGGCAACCGGATCGCAAAGCACGGCCATTTTCCCTGCGCCACGCCCCCAGCAGTGTTGACCGGCACGCTGACCGCCGACATGCGCGTCACGTCCTGCGTGGTGCCCTCTACATTGAACGTGACCTTGGCGATACCACCAGCGATGCCCTCATTCGCTGCCGCCCATGCGCTGACCGCTACGATCTTGTCGTCAGTAAACAGATCGTCAGTATAGAGCGGCGACACCCAATGCCGTATGGGCGCGACCGTATCGAGCATGTAACCATATTCAGGACGAACCAGCAACGCGCTGCCCGTTTGCGTTGGCACTGCGCCCGCAAACCCGCTGCCTCCGGTGCCGTCCCATGCCGCAGCGGGAACGACATTGGCAATAATCGGTGCTCCGCCACCCAAAGCAGCCAATCGCACTCCCAAAAGCGAGAGATTGGCCGAAATGGATAGTGCGGGGTCAATCGCCATTATGATGCGCTGCGATAAATACCGTGTTGCGTAATCCGAACGGTGGCACTGATTGGATCGCCGATGGCGCTGTTAAATTCAATGAACGCGCTAACAAGCATGGATGAAACGCTGGTCAACGCACCCGGAGTTACCGCCATGTTGGGTTCTGCCAGATCAAGCACTTCCCCCAGCAATGTCCGCTGCACACCGTCACCAGCGTCCAAGCCACCATCGTTCAGCTTGGCGAATGCTGACGCAGCCCCGACAATGCCGACACGGTTCTTAGCGGTCGTGTCACCAAAGACAGTCGCTTTGCAATATACACTAGTGAGGTTCTGCGAACCTGCGGCAATAGAGCGGCGGATAAGCGGGCGCAATTTATCCGAAAGCGTGAACTGTCCCGTTCCGGTTAGAGAAGTCAGATCAGCACCACTGATCGTTTGGCGCAACTCGACCAATGTCGTCGCAGCAGTTGCTGTTCCAGTAATCGTAATCAGCAATTCATTCGGCACCGTCGTTTTATCCAGAACGATCGAAGTCGAATTGGTAGCCGTGCCTATGACGGTGTAACCTTCCGGTACAGTCGCGGTGGTCGGGGCAGTGCCGTAATTTGTGCCGCTGACCGTGCCGTTATTGCCGGCCGTCATGTTGGGATTGCGGTTCAGATAGGGCTGCGGCGTAGCAACGCTATTGCCCTGCGATGCCAGCCCGTTCGTGGTCGGAGCAACCGCCAGTGACGGCAGCGAGGTATAGGTCGCGCCGTAGACCGCCGACAATCGGTCCACGATGGCCTGCGTCTCCAGCTTCGCGCCAATCGCGCTGGGATGCAGGCCATCCGGCATGGTGCCCTGACGGTTGCGATAGTATGTCGGTTGCGTCGTGTCGCGGATACTGGCGGCGGTATCCACGGAAATGACGCGCGGGTTCGCCAGAGCATCGCCGCTGTCGAACGATAGCTTCATCAGGTTTTGCGCGTATGTCTGATACGTAGCCGACGACAGACCCAAATCATTGCCGGTAACAACCGTGCCGTCGTTCGCGATGCCCTTCGGCAATTCATTCGAAAGAATGATGACCTTGTTCGGGTTCTGCGCGAGGATCCCTGCAATGATCGTCTGAATTGCCGCAAAGCTACTGCCTGCCCCGGTGCCGGCGACGAAGCCGTTGGTGCCAAGCTGGATAAAGACAATGCCCGCCGGATCCTGCCCGGCCTGTACGTAACCCTTGTTATCCGAGCCTCCTGCAACAGCGGAACCACGCCACCAGTTGCCGGCTACGACCGTGCCATTCTGCGCCTGACGGGGGTTTTGCGCAGCCTGTTCCGCGCTTCCGCCAGAGATGGAATAGTTGGCGAACTTGCCGACACGGAAGCGGTGACCTGTAAGCGTGCCGATCCAGCCGGCGACACCCCGGTTGTAAATGACAGGAGCATAGCCGCTGGCGGAATACAGCCCGTTGACCCCGTGTGCGTCCGAACGACTATCACTGTAGAAAATCATGTCGGTGTTGGCGAAGGTAGGAGCAACCGCGCCCGTAGAAGCCGCCACCGTAATCGGCGTGGAACGCGGTGAATTGGTCGCCCCGGCCAGCGTTTCGACCAAGCCATTCGCGATAGTCGCCGCGGTTGCCGTGCCATCAAACGAATAGGTCCGCGCGCCGCTGTTGACGGTCAAGCCCGTAACGTTGCTGGTGACGGTAGAACCGTTATTGGTCCCTAGGATGGTGCCGGTCGATGCGGTGCCATTTGTCAGCGGACCGGAAAGGCTCAAAGCTCCCAGCACGACTCCACCAGCCATCGCCAACCGCGTATCGAAGTCCGCCAGGATGCTCGCAACCGATGCGTAAGGATTAAATAAGATAGCCATTTATAGCCCCTGTGCCTGCATGCGCGCATCAAGATCGGTTGCCGCGTCTACAAATCCCACCACGTCCACGCCCCTCAGCGATGACGTGCCCGCCGTGTTGAACAGCGTTGGCGTAAACCCGCTACCCCCACCGCCTTGCGATGCCAGATCAAACGCCACCTGCGCGAGATTAGCCGTCTCAGCGTATTCGCGAGTGGCCGTGCCCAGCAATTCCTCTATCGCCCGCAGCCGCTGGAATATCTCCTCATGCGCAATGCCCGTATCGACGGGTTTGCCCAAGCTGTTGATATACGGCGGCAGGAGTTGGACCCCGTAACTCACGACGTTGCAAGCGCCCCGCGAACGTACACGGTACGCGCGCCCGTCTTGGTGATCTGCATCGTTGCGCCTTGGCCCGATGTTTTCGGGAAGCCCGTTGTGGACCCCACCGTCACGCCTGCGTCACCAATGATGCTGACTTGGCCCGCGTTGTCCTGCGTATAAGTGGCGATCACGCCGTAAGGCAGCTTATCGATTTCCTTTGGCACTCGCACCGTAACAGCGGTTGCGGCCATAAAGTGAAAGTCCCGCGTGCCGTCGCGGGCGCTCAGGGTATGCGTCGTGTTCTCCGAACCCCAATACGAGCTGCCAGACTCGTTCACAGCCTGCCCATTGCTGATAAGCGTATCCTCAGCAGGGCCGCTGTAAAAATCCCCAATGGCCTTGCCGCTAAACGGCGCAAGAAGTCGAACAGTCATCATGTCACCTTATAGATTGCGATGGGAACTGCAATGACCGCGCCAATGCCTAGTGCGGGATTCAACAAGCCAACATTGTATGTATTGGCGGCGCTGACATAGATGTCTTGAAGCGACGACGATCCGGGAGCGCCCGTTAGAAACGCAATGATACGATCGCCAACAGCTAAGCCGGCCATCGTGCCAGTGTAGCGTTTCACACCCAGCGCCAACGAGATAAGCAAGGTTTCTCCGACTGTTGCCGTGCCCACCAATGATAATCGTCCTGTGGGCAAAGCGTGTACGTGATCCTCGCGGCTGGCATTGGTGGAAGTTCCCGCCGTCGCGGTGCCTAAGGGCTGCGGCGTGGCGGTGCCGAGTGGGGTTGCGGCTGGGATTGTAGGCCGGTCAGTGATATCCGCCCACAAATGCGTATGCGGGCTAGGCGCAAACGTCGTTGGCTTGCCGGTGATGTCAGCCCATGCGTGCGTATGAGCGGCAGGCGGGAACGTTGCGGGTTTCCCCTGCAACGTATCCCACGTGACGCGCAGGCCATATCCAGGCGATTTAGCTCCCATCAGGCACCCGACCCGTAAATCATGACGAGGCGGGTCCGTTGGCCGCCAAACAACCATGCGCCGCTGCCGTCAGTAATCGGAAAGCCCGGCTCACTATCCGCCTGCGCCGCAATAAACGTCGGCATCTGCGTCCGTCCGATGTACGTCTCGCCGGGTGCGATGTAATGGCCGTTGCTGCGCAGGTCTGCGGGCATCGCGCTGTCGGGTCCTGTCCAGCCCGCATACCAAACGTAAAACGGGTTAGGGTTCTTCATCAGAAACGTCGTAACGCCCTTAGATGTCATCGGCGGAACCGGTGTAGCCACGGGGTTCATACCGACAGGAATAATCACGGGCGCAACCGTCAGATTGCGCCGAAACGGCATCAGAAGCGTGTTGTCCGCTGGCATTACTGTTTCACCCAGCCGCTGTTGGAGGCTTCCTGACCGTTGGTGTAGATTGTAGTCTTCACCCAGCGGTTAGCGCCATCAACAACAGTGTCCGTCACCTGATTACCAGACGAATCATACGTGTAGCTGTGGCCTTTATAAGTGGGAACCACATTGCCATCGGTATCAAGATCGGTGCCGCCTTGAGCATCCACCGTTGCGCCCGTGGCATTGATAAGAACAACGGCGGGGATAACAAAGCGCGTCCCGTCCGCCAAAGTGACGGGCAAGCCTACAACGTCATCGCTATTCACGCGAACCAGATCAGTCACGGCCTACCCTTATAGAAAGTGGGGCGACCCTAGAGCCGCCCCGGTACGCGTTACAGATCGCTGATGCTCGTCAGGTCGTTCGTGTATGCTGGACCACCGCCCGGCAACTCGTCCGCCTTCAGCTTCAGGCGCTTCATCATCGCCTTGACATACGGCGTGCGATTCTGGCCATTGCGTTCCAGCGCGAGAAGGCCATAAACCTTCTCGTCCGGCACAGGGTCTTCCTTGTTGGCCTTGGAAACCTTCTCTTCGAAGGCATCTACGCCGAGGTCCAGGTTGTGCGCGTAACCCTGGATTTCGTCACTGCCCAGCCACTGCCGGGCCGGGGGCTCCCCCGGCAGCACTCCATCGGTCAGCGCGCGGTGCGTGTCCTTGGCGATTTCCTTGACATCCTCCTTCGCGCCTTCCTTGCGGGCAGCGGCAATCTCGGAGTCCGACAGCTTCACGCCTTCCGGTGCGTTGCTGTCCAGGTTCTGCTCTGCGGGGTTCTTGCTGTTAGCCATGTCAATAAACTCCATTAAGCCTGATTGAAGGCCATAGCGCCCGCGAACTGCGGCTGGGTCAGCACCGTGCCGAAGTCGATGTCCCACCGCATCTTGGTGGACAGATCGTTAATCGCGCCCTGCTTGGTGCAGATGATGCGAAGGCCCAGCTTCGGCGTAGTCGCCTGCATGACTTCCCAGCCATCCTCTGGCTCAACCTCGAACGTACCGGGCAGCAGGCCAACAGCCGACCGCACGAAGAACGGGTTGAGTTCGGCCAGCGTGGTGTTCAGCCACGTGATGGCCGCACCGTTCGCCGGGGTCGCGGTGACGTTCTGATACTCGCGGCCGGCGATGGTGTTGCCGCCGTTCGAAATCAGTGCCGGGGCGATCTGAAGCGTGTTGGTTGCGGTGTTGACCGAGATGACGCGGAACGTCTGAAGCTGTCCCGTGTCCTGCTTCGAGATCATATGCAGCGAATTGACGCCAGCGATCGTGAAGGCATCGCCCTCCTTGATCGAAGCGATAGCCGCCGACGTGACTACCAGATTGCTGAAGCGGTTGTCACGGTTGTTTTCCGTGCCGTCCGTCTGGATCGTGGTAGCGGCAGGCTCCCAATACTGGTTCGCGCCGTTGACGGTCGTGGTGCCACCAGCAGCCGGAGCGAGGCGGATGGGCTGATCGTCGCTGTAGACGCTGAAGCCCGCGATCTTTGGAGCCAGTTCGCCGTTGCGGTATGCATTCGTGGACAGATCGCCCATCGTCTGACGATCCGACACGTTCGACAGCATGCCGATGGCGCTACGGACGCCGACCATTGCCACGCGATCACCGTTGGGCACGCCGATTTCGGTCATCTGCGCCGCCGACAGGAACAGGTCCGCCGAACCCGTGGGGGCCACGGTGCGCTTGGTGAAGATCGAACCATTCAGGGCCACGCGGTTGCGGACCGCCTTGTTCACGTCCGAGGCAAGCTTAACCTTGACCTCGTTGGTATACATGTCGATGGCCATCTTGTTGCGCATGGCCTTTGCGGACAGCGACTTCGGGCTGGCCTTGTGGAAACCAACCTGCGCCGGCACCCAAAGCTGGGTCAGGCCGTCAAAGTTGGAGGTCTGATCGAAGCCGTCGTAGGACGAGCCGATCATCGGCTGCGGAATCCACACGCGGTCACGGGTGTAGACCTGATCCTGCGCGGTGCCGAGGTCAATCTTGGTAGCGACGTTGCCGTAGGTCAGCGCGTCTTCGAACCCCTCAACGAGATTATCGAAGGCTGCGCGAACAACGTAAGGAAAGCTTGAAGGCATAAAAAAGTCCCTGCGTAAAGGTGAAGAGCATTGCTCGATTCGCCGATACGCAGGGATTCACGGCACCCTGGAAGCCGATGGCTTGTCAGGCTTAATACGGCATTGCCGTTATGGTTGCAAGGGGGTTATTATACGTCCACCGCAACCTTAGGCGGACGCCCCGGCCCACGGCGCTCAGGCTCGGGCGTCTGTGCCAACGATTCCGCCAACTGCCGCTTCAGTTCTGCGATCTCGTCATCCTTGGCGCTGACCACCTTGACCAGCCCATCTTCCACGCCATGCGCGGCGCGCGGCGACACGTCCCAGCCGTTGGAAGCCAGCACTTCCGCTTCCGACGCATCGTGCGCAATCATCGTATCGCACAGATACTTGCCCTCGAAACGATTGATGACCATCGGCTTATCCTTCAAGCCATCGACCATCTCGGCATGCTCTTGCGTCTGCTCCACGTCAGTCAACTTATACATCATGCGGGGATATTCAGAGCGAGGCGCTTCGTCGTAATAGACGTAGCCGCCATCCCGCACCACTCGCCGGTCGCCACCGGCATTCTGCTGGCCTTCCATGCTCATCTGCGACTCAGACGGCGCTCTCATCTGCCGGTTGTCACTCACTTGCCTGCCTCCTTCAATTTGCGTCGATACGCGATCAGCTTGCTACGGTCGCCGGTCTTGTCGGCTTCCTTCTCCAACTTTTCCAGCATCGCGGCAGTGCTGTTGACGGCCACACCGCCATTGCCCCCACGCCGTTCCTGTTCCGGTGCCGTCGTCGGCTTTCTACGCGATACGTTCACTTCAGTCCCCATGATTGCCGCCCTTGCTATCATTTCAGCCAACATGCCTTCAGCCGCCAGCGCGCTAAGTTCGTTTAGCTTTTCGGGCGCGTTCCCTAGCGCATACATGAGGGCGGCAGCGTTCTTGCCCCCCGCCTTTACCACGTATGCGGTCAATTCGCCCGGCAATGCCTCTTCAACCTTTGCCCGCGCGCTATCTTTGCCGGGCGCGCGCAGGTCGGTGTAAGCAGCATTAAGTTCGCGCTCCTGCTCTTCCCATTTCTCACGCTGACGGCGCTTAGCCGCTTCTTCCTGTGTTTCACGCTCCTTTACCGCGCGCTTAGATTCATGCCACGCCAATAGCGCTTCGTCGTAGCGCTCGTCGTCGTAATCGAAGTCTTCCAGCGTCGGCTTAGGCCCCACCTCCTGGACCTTAGGCTGACCCTTCAGCGCGCGAAGTTCTTCCTCCCGCTCCCGCAGCCGCTTGCGCAGATTGCGAACGCCTTCAGGCTCGTCCTCGGCCTCAATGGCCTGGTCGCCAAAGCCTACGACATCATAATCCCCGGTGTCGTCATCAGCGGGAGGCGTGTCATCGTTGGCCGGTACATCGCCACCTTCATCCTCAGCGGGCGGTTCGTCATCAACGTCTAGCGGCTGCTCGTCTTCAATATAGTCGTCGGCTTCAAGCTGCGTTGCCATTGCCCTGCTCTCCCTGCGGCTGCGCCATGTCACGGTCATGGCGCTCAAACTCTGTGGTGGTGCGTGCCACGTCTAGCGAATGCTCATCGTCGGCACGGTCGCTGTCCGTCTCGGCCTTGACCTCCGCCAATAGCTGCTTGGCATCGTCGCGCGGGATAGACGCCAGCGCAACCGCAGCCTTGGCCTGTGCAACCTGAAGATTGGCCTGCGCTGTAATGCGCTTGGTTTCGGCCTCCATCTTCTGCACTTCAGCCTTGGCAACCTCAGCCTGAGCCAGGATCATCTGAGCCTGCGCGACAACAGCATTCGGGTCCGGCTGCTGCTGACCCTGCGCCGCCTCCAGTGCCGCCTTTTCTTCTGCGGTAGGCTCAGCCCAGCCCGCCTGCACGCCTTGCTTGCGGACATACTCGCGGAATTGGTCCGTGCCCTCGCCTTCAGTGGACAGGACGGCAATGCCAAGCGCGGCGTTGGCATTGTCCATGTTGCCCGCAGCCTGATATGCCGCGCCCAACTCCGACATGGCCTTAACCACCGCATCACGGCGCGTTTTGGTGGCGGGGCCAACGTCTACGATCACATCATAGCGACCCGTCGTCAGATCGTTGACGCGGTGTTGCCCGCCGTCATCCATCGCAGGCTGGTTAAGCTTGACCTTGGATTGCTTACCCTCCTGGTCGATGGCAACCATCTCGCGGTCGTCTTCTACATACAGTTCCTGCGCCTTGCTGAGCCAGATTTCCCCGCCCCACTGCATGGCGATGGAGAAGTTGTCTTCCCATAGGATATCATGAACGTCCGCGCGTTCGTTGACCAACTGAATGGCCGCAGACGACGTGTTGGACGGGACAGTTTCAGCCTCGGCATTCACGCCCATCAGCGTGTCGATGGCTTGGCCAGCAATGGTCAGGACAGCAGCTGTCGCCGGCTGGATTTGGTCGGGCTCCACCCAACCTGTCGGGCCAGCGGCAAGGATCGTCTCGCCATCAGGGCCATAGATCGGGTTCGCCAACAGGTAAGCAGGCCGGTTGACCTTCCTGCTCGCCCATGCCGCACCTAGCGCACCCGACACCTGCTCAGGTGCAAAGATCGGCGTTTTCTCAGTCGGACCACTGGCGGCATCACCAAGGTTGGACGCGCCAAGGTTGAACAGCCGTGCCGCATCCATAACCGGCTCGACCAGCCCACGGAACCGCTCAATGCCGCCAACATACGACCGTTCCATGTAGAACGGCACGATGGGGATATGCGAGCCAGCAATGTAGCCTTCATCCTCCAGGCACTCAGCACCGGACATGATATACTGACGGACACGCTGCCTCTTGATCTTGCGGACCTTGACCTGCCGAAAGCCCTGCGCCCGCAATTCTGCCAGCAGCGTAGAGCCATCCTCGCGACGCATCTTCAGTTCTTCGTCGTCGTGCGTGACCTCTTCCGGCTCGATATCATCCATGCCCTCCAGCACTTCATCCAGCGCCGTCTGACGATAGGTGCGGCGGGTAACGGATTGATCCTCTACCTCGAAATAGCGGCATAGCGTAATCGTTTCGGGCTGCGTCCAGTCGAACGACCAGCCATAGTTCGTATCGCTAAACGTCGTCGGGCTGGCGTCTGGATAATCCTCTTCGAACGCATCGCGGGACATCGTGAACAGCAGCCACGCACGCTTGGCATCGGACTTGTTCTGCGCCTTGGCATCGCCGTCGAACCACACCGACTGATCCGCATCATAGATCGTCTCGATGCGGATGCGCTGGTGTTCGTTCTTCTCGTCCGTATCGTCTTCGTAACGATCTACATAGCGCCATGCGCCCATGCCGCCGCCGCTGCCTTCGGTGAAGGCGTTGTCATAGGCATGTTGGCCACCGCCGACGCTTTCGTTCTCATCGGCACGGTACAGCCCGTCCAGATTGTCGGCGCTGGCCCGGTCGGAGTTGTCGCCCTTGGTCTTGAAGTCCACCGTCTTGCGGCTGGCGCGGAACTGACCACGCACCCGTCGAATGGGGCGCAGGAAGGTCGGTATCTCCAGCCGTGCCGTGCCGCCGCTTTCGCCGTCCTGCTCGTCCGCATCGACGGGTGCGCCCTGCCCCTCATAGCTGGCACCACGGATAGCCTCGAAGCGCCGTGCGATCAGGGCCGCTTTGCGCTGCGGTGCCTCGACTGCATACACCGCATCGAACAACCGCATGGAGCGGGTGTGGACATCTTGGAGGCGTTTGGATTCGGTCACCAAGCGTCTCCGGTTACAGCAGCCATTACGGTGAATACCTTACGCTCGGTAATGGGCTTGCGCCAAAACGCCCACCAAGGCGGATGCTTTGTGATGTCCATGCTGAACTTATCACCGGGCTTGATGTCAGATGCCCTTGGCTGAACGTCACTCACCGGCGAAATCCTCCCGCCATCTTGGGGATGGTAACAGCGCCCGAGATTGGATCAGGCTTCTGGTGCGATAGCATAACTTCAGTCAAAGCCCAAACAAGGGCGTCAACACGGTTTGGTGAACCCTCTCCCTGAAATCCACCGCCGGTCATCAACACCATTTCGTCTTCCAACTCAGGCAGCCCGCCCACATGCGACACCCTGCCCTGTTCGTATAATGCACTAATCGGCTCGGCGCGTACAGACTTGCCGCGACTGGCAGTTACTTCTTTGTAGGGGGCGCTGCGGTCGGCTTGCCGAATAACAGCTTGGACCATGGCACCGCCAAAATTGCGCTCAGCCACAATACGGTCAGCACTAAACTGATGATAAGCTGTAACGGCCATCCTAGCCCAGCCGTCAGGACTAAGCTTGCATGTGCGATCGGCCAAGACATAAGCGCGACCGTCAATTCCCCGACCCGCGACAACAATTCCGATCGCGTCACCATCATCACTATCTCCCGCCGTACCCGAAGGATCAACCGCTACTACAACCCGCGACATCTGCGGCGCTTCCTTGACGCGGTTGCCGTCCAGCATGGCCCGCGTCCACAGCGCGCCCACAACATCGTCCACGATCTCGCCTTCCAGTTCCTGCCGGCCCAGGCGGGTGCCTGCGTACTTATCGTGCACGGCTTTTAGGAATGACGGGGCTAGGTTATCAGCATTAGCCATAGTGGACCCCACCGTGCGGACGGTCTTCTCGTCCTTCATGATGTCTTTAATGATCGGGATAGGACGGGGCGTTGTCGTCACCAACACGCGCGGATCAGGCTTGCGCATGGTGAATTGCAGCATGTCCCATGTCTCGCGCGCTTTAGAATACTTTGCAAGTTCGTCTACCCACGCCGTATCGAACTCAGGGCCGCGAAGCTGGTCAGGCTCGGTGCCGTTGTAGCCGAACGCCACAGCGCCACTAGGCCAGCGCAGGCGGACAGGCTTGTAGCGAACCTCCGGCGCTTCGTCAGGTGGCGTCACCTTCAGCAGACGCGGGATCATGACTTCTTCAAGGTCCTTTTGCGTCTCGGCTACCAAAGCCACGGCCATTGCGCCGGCCTTTACACGCTTGCGAACCCACTGTGCGCCTAGCTCTGTTTTGCCAAAACCGCGCCCCGCAAGAGCAAGCCAAGTAGACCACTCGCCATCAGGCTCTAGCTGGTCAGGTCTAGCCCAAAACTCCCACTCATATTTAAGACTAGCCTGTTGCTCAATGCTTAGTCCGCTCCACCACTGCTGGCGCTCTTGCTCGTTCAACGAGGCCAGCAATTGAGCGGGCGACTGCATCAGCATTTTCCCGAACCTCTTGCTCTATCTTGATTGCGCCGCCGTCTTCGCCGGTAATTTGCATTGGCAGCACCTTGCCAAGAAGGGGCAGAAAACCTTTAGGGTATTCGTTTGCCTGCTTAACAAGATAGCCGACAAGACCGCCATCTTCGCCATCCCCGCCTGCCTTGATAGCGGCTTGGATAATGGCATCCTTCAGCAAGGCTGTGGTCTTGTTTGGCAAACCCTTTGGACGCCCTGGACCAGGCGTTCCGTCGCCTACGCGGACGGTTTTCTCCTTGTTTTTTAAACCCTCACTCATCGCCCGAATATAGCCCGTGCAATCTCCCATGACAACTGCGAACCGGATGTCCAGCCGAAACCGCGGAGGAAGGCGTTGAAGAGTGTTGTCATGGCATCTGATCCAAGGCGCTGCAAAGGCAAGCGGCGCACAAATCCTGCCAACGCGCCTCATAATCCGGCTCATCGCCAAAGCGCATCAAGACATCGGCGTCCTTACCGCACTCATCGCATTCATTGATACCCCAATTATCACCCCCACCCATCGCCAACAATAATTGCGCGCGGGTACATGTGGAAGGTTCCAAAGCCTTCACGCGCTCCACGTAAAAGCCCAAAGGAACGCCCTTGGTCCAAGCCATAGGCTTGTCGACTGGATAGCGAGTGTAAGTCTCCAGCCAGTTTTTGATGTTGTCCGCAATTGCGTTCTGTCTCGTATAGGTTCGCATCACTCCCCCTCCAAAGCCCGAAGCGCGTTAAGGGCGGCTTCTGCCAAAGCGTCTAGGTTTATGCCGCCATCGACTTCGATATAGCCCGAGCCGCTACCGAAAGCCGAAACCCATAGCTGCTCGACCCGAGACTGGTTTACGATCTCAAGGCCAAGCGCATGGGATAGGGCCTGTATCTTGTCGCCTTTGCCCACCCCATCACTCTCCGCCGCCGCGCGAATGGTGGCATCGTAAGATTTGGTGTCTACAATGCCAATATCGTTACGTTTCCCCTGCTGCGTTATGTTACCAGTGACAGTCATGGTTTGCTTTTCCTTTCGAAACGGTAACCGGCGCTCGTAATCGCGGTCAGCAATTCGCGGGCATCATCACGGTGGTCGTTCATCATGACTCGCGTTTCGTCGTCGGCGAACTGATTGAACGGCGCGAAATAGCATCCGAGATGCGCTTCGTTCGCTGCCGCACTCATGTCGTTCGCCCAGCAGTAGATCGCCCGCGCTATGATCTCCACCAGCGCGCTCTCCCCCTCCGCCGTGGGGGTGCCCCCCTGCTCAGGGCTGTAGACGCCGGGGACGGTCATGGCGCAATCCCTTCATCCCAATCATAGGTATCAGGACCATCTTCACCGGACCGCGCATCTGCGACAATGGCATCGTATTTTTCCAGCGCCAATTCCCTGACCATCTGGTCAATCACCCAACTCTTATGATGACTGCCATCAATACCGCCCCACCTAACGGCAATTTCGATTGCCCTGCCGATCGGGTCGGTCGCCTGTAAATCAGAATAGCTCATAATCACTCCCCCCTCTCCAAAGCACGCCCGCGGCGAATGGCGGCTAGGGCTGCTTGAACCTGCGAAGAGGAGTCGTAGCCGCCGTCAAGAATGTCGTTGGTTATGGCGTCAACGAATGGCACTGCGCATTTACGCGCCTCCACCAAATCACCATCCACCTCAACCATAGAGGCGACAATGGCGCGGGCTTCGTCAAACTCCGATGTATGCATCATCGCAACCTCGGAGATCGGGTTCATAGCCGCCATCCTCTCCACCAGCGCCTTACACCGTTCGGCGTAGTGGGTTAGCTGTTCGTCGGTGGTGCGGACCGCCTCAGATTTGAGGACGTTGCGGATGCTCCAGCTACTGCTTCTGGGGTATTCGTTAGCGCCATTGGGCAGGAATGTGTCCGAGACACCCAAGTCCCAACCCACGCCCTCAACGCCGTATGCTCCGCTCTTATCGGGAGTGGCGTACCCCTTGATAAGCTGAACAGGCTTTACAGTGCCATCCTCATGAACCGCCTCGATAGGCGCGGTCCAGTCGATGCTAGGAGCCTGCTTGTAATGCGGGTGGTCGGCTCTCAGCTTGATCTTTCGGATAATCGGCCAATCGATTTGGCTCGGGATCAGGTGGTGAGAATGCCACACGGTCGTGAAACATGCCACGTCTTCTCCGTCTATCAACCACTCCGGCCGCTTCCCATCCACGATCGGAATAGCCACACCCCACTTGCCATCGTCCTGCATGTCATTCATAATCATCACAACCCTACCTTCTCCTAAGGGCCAGTGTCCGGGTCGAAGTCTACGCCCACCGCAGACTCCCCGGGCACGTCATTTCAAAGCGTCTTTTGCAAAATCACCGATAGCGTCTAGCGCTTGTGGCGCTCTCACCGTGCCATCAAACGAGTATTCCACATACTTGTTAATTTCCCGCAACGCCGCTTCATATCTCGCCAGTTTGGCGCGTTGGCGCTGGCGGTAGTTACGAGCGTGATCTGCTCCGGTTTTCATGCCGCCAGCCTCCAATCGCGCGGTAACTGCACACTGGTATCGTATGCAGTTTCCGTTTCAGGAAAGTTGAAAACAACTTCCCAGCTATATCCAAGACGCTTAGCAGCAAAACGCTCGCCATTGGGCGACTCCGATCCGTCACCAAGGACAACCAACTGCGCATCATCGCAGTTCGCCTTCAGCGAAGCGCAGACCGCGCTAACGAAAGCCTGCTCGGAAGCGGTGAGGGTCGAGAAGGAGAAGGTATTACGCATTGTGTGGCTCCCGCCAGAAGGGTTGGTGTTCGTCTTGTTGAAACCCTTATGACGTCATATCCAAATGACGTCAACACCTAAATCGCATCACCATGTACAAATATATTCCCCCCTCATCCGCCAGTGCCCCAACCTCTCCCGGCTCCTTCTGGCGGCACGGGGAGCGGTATCAACGATTTTGATTGGCCCGCCGTTTCGCCTGTGCCCGTTGCTCGATCACCCGCCGGCAGATGCGACACACATGCCCATTGCCGTGCGGCTTGGAGTTTTCGGGGGTGCGGGGGTGGGTGCAGGGGTACAAGGCAGGCGTCATAATCATTCGTTAACCCAACCGAAACCACCGCAAGCTAAGCAGGTTTCTGCATAGTCCATGCCACTGCCGCAACAAATCCGGCATTGTTCCTTGTTGCCTGTCCTACCGTATGCGTCATAATTACTGGCACACTCGATATCATCAATCTGGTTAAGGCAGTCGTTCAAGGATACGCCAGTGGCCTTGTGGTTGCCACACGAAAATGACCAATGAACCAAAGAGTCGGCATCATAGCAAATGACCCAAGGGCCATATCGGCGAACCTCAGAGTCCTGAATAACGTGATGACGCCTTAAATAAACTGCTTTTGGACAGCCTAATGCAGCGTCAATTTTATCAGCCCAGCCACCGCATGCGTTTGGCATATAACGACGCATCTCACCTGTCACCGCGCGGATTTCCTCTAAGTTCACAGCGCACCTACCGCGATCATCTGGGCAACGCCTGCGATCGGGATAAGTGCGATCAAGCCGCACAATCCAGCGGCAAAGCGCCCACTCACAGATCACCTACATCAAACTGAGCGTTGCGAGCGTCCCGACGAGCGATGACTTCCTCGACCGTGAAGCGCGCCTTGTTGTCGAGGATCAGGCTGTCGAGGTCTTCGCTGATTTCGAACTGCTGGGTCATTTCGTATCTCCGTTTGCGTTGCACCCTCTCTACATCCGTCACCCTCACCGTCAACCCACAATCTCACCGCACACAAAAATAATCCCACCCGACAATCCCGTCCCTTGCCCTGGCGGTCGGTCATGATCGCCGCAGCCACATAGCGAGATACCACCGTGCGACATCCTGCGAGATACCGTACTTGTCCGCCAGCTTGCCCACATCCGCCCCGGCCAGCTTATCGACCGGGGCGCGCATCATGGCGATTAGGTAGGCGGTTAGGCCCATTAGAAGGGAACGTCGTCGTCTAGGTCAGCGAAGCTACCTGCGGGGGCTTGTTCCGGCTTTGGTGTGCGAGCCTTAGGCGGTTCGTAATCTTGATTGCCCCGCTCACCGCCAGCCTTATCCCCCAGCAATAGAATTCGCGCGTCCGGCCCTTGGAGAACGATTTCGGTAGTGTAACGGTCTTGGCCTTGCTGATCCTGCCATTTGCGGGTCTGCATCTTGCCCTCGACCATGACCTTGCTGCCCTTGCGGACATACTGCTCGACAACCCCGACCAGCCCTTCTTGGAAAACGGCAACCGTGTGCCATTCCGTCTTCTCGCGTTTTTCGCCGGAATTCTTGTCCTTCCACGTTTCGGATGTGGCGACAGAGAAGTTCACGACCTTGCCGCCGTTCTGAAACGCTTTGCTCTCCGGGTCTTTGCCCACATTCCCGATAATCGTAACCCGATTGAGTGAACCAGCCATTGTCATTCTCCTTCGTTGAAACCGCTATCTGCATAGAGTGAATAGAGTGCATAGGCACTTTCCCACTCCTCCTATAAACATGTCATTCTATTCTGACACTTTCTCCTATGTGGCTGAAACCCCCTATGCAATCTATGCAGTCTATGCACCTACTCTCCCCTCTCAATCTTCCAAAGCTTTTGGTTTGTACGGGTTTTTCCGTTTTCGACCAGTTTCATGCCGTCCAAAACACGGTCTTTATGGTTGGCGAAATAGGCCCCCAAAGAGGATGCGCTGACGCGCCCGGTGCGGTCGCCAGCGACGGAAACGAGTGCTTCGGCCAGTTCTGGGTGCATAAAAGCGTCGTATGCACCGCGCGAATTTCCGGTTTTGATGATCTCGCTGGCGGTTTTTGGCTCGCTTCCGACCGCCCCATGCCATGCGCTGTAGAGATTTGTGAGCGCGGTTTTCACCGGATCATCCTCTCGCGCCTTCGTCATTGTCAGCACCGGATCAGGTCGGCCCAGCCACATCAGCGCCGAACGAACCAGCCTGGACCAGTCCCCGAACGACGCCAGCGGAGCACATTGATGGGGGCAGCCGGCGACCACATAGGACCGAACCACCGTCAGCGCCGCCGCCACATAAAGCCCCCGGTTGGCTAGTACCTCGTCAAACGGATCGGCCTTGAACTCCCGCAGTTCTGGCCGCTCTGTATCGGGGTCCAAGCTGCAAAGTACCACGCGCCGGGTCATGTCACCCACTAGGCGGATGTTGTTGCCGGTAGCGAAGCACGTTGCGCGGCTTTCGATTTTGACGAAGGCCGATTGCCCTAACGGGCGGACGGATACGACCGGGCGCTCAATGATCTGGCAAAGCGCATCGCCACCAAGTTCGCCATTGACGTTATCGATGGAGATAATCGTCTGACCGGATAGCAGCGCGGCCACCAACCGCTTTTCGGTTTCCTCCTCCGTCCGCCCCGCTGTTACGACCGGAGCGCGCTCCCCGCTGTTAAGCGCGGATGCCAGATCGATGATGTAGCTTTTGCCAGAGCCGGCCACAGGGGCCTTTGTGACGTGCATGGGGGCCACGGACAGAGCACCACGCACAACCGGCGTAATGAGGGCTGAAAGGGCCACAGAGCGGCTTTCAGCGTCCACGAAGGGGAACTCATCCAGCAGCGTGTCCAGCCTCGCCAGCGCCGCCTGTCCTAGCTTCTTTGACGGGCGCGGGGGCAGCTTGGGCATTTCTGGCGGGTCGAGTAGCAGAAGCTGCGTGGCTTCGTCGTAGCCGGGTTCCCGCAGAATCGTCCCGTCAGGGCGTAGCGTCGGCGTTGTGATGACGCCCGCCAATCGCGGGAATCGCCATTCACCATCACGTGACAGCACAGTTGCGGCAATCTTGGCTGGTGGATCAGTCGGCACGAACTTGTCACCGCGCGCATCCCACCGAAGCCAATCCGCCGAACGCGATAGCCTGTCGATCATCGCAGCTTCCGATACCTCACAAAGCCGCGCCACTTTCGCTCTGCGGCCATGTGAGGCGGGAAGGTCATCGATAACCGGGCGCATCAGCTTTTCGCCACGCACGTAGAACGGGGTTTCCGACGCCATTAGCGCGTCCTCTGCCTCCGTTGCAATGTTGTGCAGTTCGCCGGCTTTGACGGCAATGGTGGGAAGGTCGCTCGCGGATTTAGGCTTGCCCCCCGGAAAGCTAACCACGTTATCAGGCGGCCCGTCGTCCTTGGGAACAGAATCCAGATACGCCATCATCTCGTCTGCGGACATTTCCTCGCTCACAGGGCATCCTTCCAAAGCGTATGTTGCGATGCGATGAAGGGCTCAAAGGCGGCGGCGCTTTGCTTAGCGATGCTGTCGGCGATCTCTTCATACTCGGTCGGTTTTTCAGCGCACCGGCTATACACAGTCTGAGCGTGTAACGCCCTCAAAACGTGCGGCGCGATATATTGCGGCAGGTGACCCGCTTCCGCCATCAGGTTCAGGTCATCGATGTACGCCACATAATCGGCGAACCTGACCCAATCGTTGGACAGGATTTCAACCGCGTACATAGCCGCCTCGTAAGGGCTAAAGCCACGCGTGGAATGCCCGTGCGTGGAAAAGCGGACATCTCTGCACAGCTTGCTATATTCCCAGCCGCCGAATGGTTGAGCCTTGTCTAGCCACTCGACGCAGCGGGCCTTGACCATCCTATGTGGTTTCTGAAGCTCATTGGCCCAGAAGAATTCGACGCGAGGACGGACGTTGAATGAATGCGTACCTTCGGGCGGCTTCGCTTTGGGTTGCGGAAAACCCATTTTTGCGCCTTTGCCGATATTGCAGGCAAGGCAGGCAGTCCGGAGGTTAGCTAGGGTGTCCTCCCCGCCTTTCGAGAAAGGTACGAAATGATCTAGGTGGAGAACTACATCGGGCGGAGCAGCGCCGCAATATGTGCATTTGAAACCATCGCGGGACAGCACATCAAAGCGCAATCCCTTGCTTATCGGCTTGCGCGCACGCGCACCCGTAGGTATATCTGTCATCGTCAACGGCTCCTTCACAGCCTGAGATAAAGGGCGGGCAACCGCGACAACGGTGCCCGCCCGCCCAACCTACCTAAATCGGTGATTTATGCAAGGGCCGGTAAGGCAGCTCTTGCTCACAGCAGCGCATACTGCATCCCGAGCGCAGCCATGTAGGTTTCGAGGATAGCGTTTTCCTCCTGCACCTCTTCTTTGCGGCGCTTACGGATAGCGACGATCTTGCGGATGACCTTTTTGTCATAGCCGCGACCGTGCGCTTCCTTCATCACGTCCGCGATGTCGTCAGCAATTCCCTGCTTCTCGTCGCTCAGTCTCTCGACCCTTTCGACGAACGACTTCAGTTCATCAGCGGCAACATTAGCAACGTTAGACATATTAGCTTCTCCTTGTAATTGATAAGACTGGCGCACCCATGCTGACCAGCCAATTGATTGCACCTTCAGCAGTCCGACATACCGCCACAGGATGTCCACGCGCATGATACCAGTTTAGCGCCTGAACTTGCTCTGGCGTCGGCATCTTCTGCCCGTTCTTGAACTCGATCCGGGCGGTTGGCGCATCCGCCCAGCTTATGCCAGTGTCAGGCTCGCCGGCTATCATGCCCTCGCGTTTAGCCTTTGCCGCTGCCCACTGTGACCGCTTACCGCCGTTGGGCACAGCATAGACGCGACATCCTTTGGCGATGCGTTTCATTGTCGCGACAAACACCGCCTGCCGTGCGTCCTCGCTGGCTGCGTCTTTGTCCTTTGGCTGGACGTATATGTCTGGATGCAGCGTTTCCTTTAAGGGGGTGTCTAAGGCGTCGAGGGCGTCAAAAGCTGTCATAGCGGCCTGCGCCAAGACTGCCGCCGGCAATCGCGTCTGAAGTAAGGATTAGGTGCATTGTAGAATTGAATGCCCCCATCATCCGTTACATCAGCCCATCCAAAACCGAGTTGTGGACGTTGGTCATACCGTCGCACCCGCACCATGCGATTATTACGCATCACGACCTCCTCAGCCGTTCAGCCAACAATGCGCGGTTGGCGTCCTCCCGCGATACCCCGGCATAGGACGCCGCGCATGTATCCGGGCTAAGCCGTTCCAGCGCGTCGTCGGTGCAATTCATGACCAGCATCTGAAACTGCAACCGCCCCTGCTTTTGCGTCATGGCTTTGCTGCCGTATGTGCGGGTTGGTGGGGGGCGGGTCATAGCCACCCCCTATACGTCCACACCGTCCATGCGCATCCTAAGCACCATGCTGATGGTGCAGCAGAAAAGCCAAATGACACCGCAGCGATAAGCCATCCAACTGCGCCGGCGAGCATAAACAGGGCGTCTTTGTTACGTTGGACCATCACCCATCCCTCCTAGTCATAAAGTCCCCCGGCAGCGCGATCTTGACCCGCCGCGCATGTTCAGCGACCATCTTGCGCCACCACCTTGGGATACCGCGGGTTTTCCAGTTGCAGACGCTGTTGCGTTGCAGCCCGAACCGCTTGGCGAGCGCGCTAGGCCCGCCAAGGAGGTCCACGATCTGGCCGTCAGTCATTGCTGTAACCCGCTGGCAAGCCCTCACGTTCTGGGATGGTCACGGTGTCTTCGAAATGATCCAACACCCTATCCCAACCTACGCCAGGGAGCCTGCCATGCTCTTGGATGATGTAGCGAAGACCCGCGACTGCATCGGCGTAACCGTTCCGCAGAACTTGTGCACGGCGTTCTGGATCGAGCCGGTTCATGCCTTGCTCCCCTCATCCTTAATCGCATCATCCAGCCGTTCGATATGGTCGAGCATTCTGCGGGCCAGATCATAGGATGCGGAGTCGGTGCGCCTAAAGCGCGATATTTCGTCAATGGTGTCATATACCACCATCAGCCGATCATCAGCCCAGCCGGTCACGCTTCGTCACCAGCAAACTGCTCATCAACCGGCGGCGCAAGTTCAGCCTTCCGCTTGTCCAACGCACCCTGCAACTCCTCGCGAAACGGTGCCATCGTCTTGCGCTTCCAAACCGCGCCAAGCGAGTCCATGTCGGGGGCCTGCTCGATCAGCGCGCGGGCTGCGCCTATGGTAAGCGCGTCCACGGGATGCTGTTGTTGCTGCACGGGCATCGGCACTACCTTGTACGGCTTCTTATTGGCCCGCGTAGCCGTCAGCGCCAGCACGATAGGCGCGTCCATGTGCGTCATGTGCGAGATACGGATGCCGCCGACCTTCAGCTTGCCGTATGTCACCTCTGGATCGTTATAGAGGCGCATCGACCGGCCTACGTATTCCTTTGCATCCGGCCCCCAGATTGCGACGAGGACTCGGCGCATGGACTTGCAAGGCCGAAACGCCTTTTCCTCCCCGTCGAAGTAGATTGACACCGGCTGTTCTGCGCCGCCGCCAAATTTCACATCGCGGATGGTGATGTCCATTGTCTCGCCTGGACCGAAATCGTCGGCGTTGATCTGGTCGCTTTTGGCAACGATGGTGTTGAGCATGTTCATACGTACATCTCCTGTTCGATTTCGCGCTCCGTCGCGACTAGGCGCGTCTCGGAGGCTAGCGTTTCTTCGTATTGATTGAGCATTTCAGCCATGCGCTTTTCCGCATCGCCTACCGTGTTGATAATCGCCTGCTGAACCTTCTCGTCAGGATGCACCCGCAGCGTAATCATCGGCAGACCGCCACTGTAGGACGTGAAGTCCCACCATTCGCGCTGCGTCACCAGCAAGCAGCCCTGTACCTGAAACGCGAAGTCTGCCGGCATGGCGCGGGTCATGATCGTTTCGACTTGGTACTTCTGCTTACGGCTCTTGCACTCCCATCCGGCGTTCACGTCCTTGCGCAAACCGTCTGGCGAGCATCCCAGCGTAAACCCCCATTGATCGTTAGTGACAAATCCACCGTCATCTAGCGGCCCATACTCCCGCTCGTAGATGATGCGAGCGCGTGCTTCGTCTACGTGGCCACGTTCCGTATCCCACCCCGAGAATGTAGGCTCCACGTAATTGCTAATGCGCTGCGCCACCAATTCGAACAGATGGGCGCGGGCCTTATCGTTCTTTGCGACAGCCAGCGTCGGCGTCATAATCAGCTTGATTTCGCTGCCGGTCAGAAGACCGCACCGCGCTTGGTGCCACTCCTCCGAACCTTGGATTAGGTCTTTGTGGTATGTGATCGCCATCATCGCTTCTCCATAATGGGAACACGACAATGCGCTTAGCCGTTCCCATTGTCAACACCCGATGGGAACGAAAACGCGCGGCAGAACTCCTAAAAGTCCCACCGCGCGTCAGGGGGTATGTGGAGAGGGAGGTGCGGCGAATTTGGTCGCTTAGGGAGCGGCTTTAGGTTTTGCAGCGGCATTACGTTGTCGGATCATTTCCCACCGCGCCTTCTCCACTTCTGTGCGGCGGTAAAGAATCGGCCGCGAGGGCCACAGATCGCCTGCTTCTTCAATCCACCAATTTCCCGTAGGCCACTCGCCCTCGTAACGGCAGGTATGGATACCTGAACTGCCGGCCTCGATTACATCAAACATGCTGCCGTCTTTTGGGCAGTACATGGCGTCGTTCCAGTCTAACTCCTTCAAACGCTGATATGCCGAGAACATTGTGGCAATAGCATCTCGTTCTGTTGGCATATCGACTGCCCGCTTCTCGCGAGCCACCTCTGCCGACTGCCATAAAGCCTCCGCTACATCTTTTCGGATTGGGGTGTGAGTTCCGTCAGCATGTGTTGCGTGGCCGACGATAGGATTGTTTTCCTCGTTCATGATGCTTTCTCCAAATTGCGCGCAGACACCCGCCCCGCCCGCTCGATCAGTTCGGCGTCGGTCACGATCATGCGGCCACAGCGCCAGAGTTTGCCGCCCTGGGATTGCCGCCCATTTTCGTCGCAGCGGTACACGACCCACTTGTCACCTTGCAGGATGCGTTGGGCTTCGCCGGCCGCTGTGGGATCGCGCCAGACTTCCGTCATAGTGGCTTTGTGGTGGGCGACTAGCTTGGGTGGAGCATAGCCACGGACGAACGGCTTTGGCTTCGCAGGTGCTGGCGGCAAACGTTTTGAAGGCAAGCCAGCACGAACAGCCCATGACCGGATCAGTCGCGGAGAACAGCCAAACCGCGCCGCTAGAACAACGACCGTTGTGATAGGCCATAATTCTGCAAAGTTGTCGGGAATGGGAATACGTTCAGCGCCGTTTTTCCGGTTCTTGCCGGTAAGCGTGCCAAGGTCGTGCTTTTTGATGATCCGTAGAGCCGTGCTTTTGCCCACGCCGACACGCGCAGCAATGACGCCAAGGGTTTCACCTTCAGCAATCCAGTTGCGCATTTCCTGAAACTTCTCAGGGCTGATGAAAACCGCGCGAACCATCACTGCTTCTCCAAAGTTTCAACCAGACGATTGGCATACCAGCGTGCCTTGCCGGCATCCTGAGCCGCATCATCCTTCAGGCCTAAGCGCCACTGATACTTAATCACCTGCCCACGCAGGAAAGCCGTAAAGCCTTCATGGCCTAGCGCGGCTTCAATGGCGTCGATGCATTCCACCGTGCCTTGCGTGTAATGTGGCGGATGTTCGATCTGTAGGGGCGTGGCGCGGGTCATGCCATTGCCTCCTTGGACAAACGGGCAATCTCGTCACGCTTCCACTGACCAGCAGCGGCTTGACGGCGGTTGGCTTCGGACTCCACCGAAATCATGCGCTCGATTACCTTCTCCAGCTTGTTGCGGTCCGAGCCGTAAGCGAGAACAGCGGCTTTATCTCCACGCCGCTCACGATATTGTCCCTCCTTCAGACGCACCGTTTTATCAGTGATGGCGGTAATCTCCACAAGAGTGGGCCGATAGCCACCGTTCCAGATTGCGAAATCGCCTACTTTGATGGTCATGATTCACATCGGGCTTTGGCGATGGCTGCATCTGCTATGCTAAGAACATCGCTCGTCACAGGATCGGTAAGGCGACCCAATAACGCTACTTGGCTTCGCGTAATGGTTAGCGCCTCCAATAAACACGGCGCTGCGGCTATGAGGCGGGCGTTGGCGCGGTATTTCGGATCGTCACAATAGATAAGCGCCAGCGACACAGCATCCGCCTCGTCTGTTTCGATGCGGCTCTCTGCGTCGTTATAGAGCCATCCTCCCGGTGTATGTGTCATGCGTTCTTCTCCTCAGGTACACGTTTGTTTGTCAGGAAATCCTCGGGCAGCTTCACTCGCTTACGGCGCGCCAAGTCTTTTACGACGGCACGAACCGGCCACGGAATGCCGCGCGCTTTCCAGTTGGAAATGGAATTGGTCCGAACCCCAAGGGCTTCAGCCAGACCGGCGGTATCGCCTAGCGCGATGATGATGTCTGCGTCATTCATGGCACCCTATAAGCACGCCTTAAGGCGTATTGCAATCACAACATGCAAGAAAAATGTTGCAGATTGTGATTGACACCTCCGAGCCGCCATGCCATTCCACCCCCAGACGCAGCGAGGGCTGCTAGGGAGAATGATGATGGACTTCTATTCGTCCAGACAGCCGCGTAACGGATTGCGCTACGGCCTCGGCTTCAAGTCAAAGACGCAGCTTCCGCTGCTGATGATCTGGGAAGAGCGTTGGGCCGATGGCGAGGTTTACGACGCCCGCGTTATCTATTCCACTGGCTGGAGGCGGAAAGCATGACCTGCCCCGACTGCCACAGCCGCCCAACCGGGCGCGGGTACTTCGGTCGTCTGTATTGCGCCCATTGCGAACGCACCCTGAAGCCGCTGCGTGATGGCGAGACTGGGTTGTCGGGCGTGCGACGGGATAGGGATGGTCGTTATGGAGGTTGACGATTTCACCGAAATCGCCCGCTACTGGCAGAACCCCATCCCTTACGATGCCATACGCGACATGAACCGGGCACAATGTCACGCCGCGATTGACGCCGGCATGTCAGCCTTAAACCAGAAGCAAGCCCGTCAGTGGGCACAGGAGAAACAATCATGAAGACCACAGGCCCGAATCATTGGACCCGCCCCCCTGCATCGCAGCGGCAGCGTTGGGATGCGCAAGCGCCGCTGGAGCGTATGCCGCATGTTGAGAAGTATTCCCGCCCCGTGCTGGCGGTTATCTACGGCGGCATTGCTCTAGTCCTGATTGTTATCTGGGCGATGGTCTTCGCGGCGGTGCTGTCATGATCCGCTTCCTCAAATGGCTATTCGATGCCGGCACCGACGCCGACAAGCAGGAGCAACAGTCATGGTGACCGCCCCCACCCACGACGCGGCTGCTATCGCGGAGATCGCGAACCCGCCAGCCTTTCCGATGGGGAACCCAGAACAGGGCGGTCACGACGGCATGTCGCTCCGCGATTGGTTCGCCGGTCAGGCACTCCCGGCGATCATAGCAGAAATCTACCGAGTGGCTGCAATAGATGGCCCTGTTGAAAGCGGCGTTGCTGGGCCTGTGTCTGCTTTCTCGTATGAAATCGCCGACGTCCTGCTCTCCGCTCGCGCCCACATCTCACAAGCCAAAGGGGAGTAGGGGGATGGGTGACGAACACACGACATGGACCGTTAGCACGACGGCCTACATGCGTAACTTGGATAGGGACGACCTGCGCAGCGAATGCGTTGCGGTTCACTACCAATCGCCACCGAAGAAGACCGAGCACGGTACTTCGATCGGCCTCATGATGCCGGTGCTGATCGTCAGTCTTTACAGCGCCGAACCGCGCGAAGTGGCCGATCGGGTGGCGGCTATCCTCAACAAGCATTGGGATGACCCCGCATGACCCCTTCGACCCAAGACGCGCGGGCAACCGGGCTGGTGGAGTTGGCTGTCAGGTGTGAACAGGCGACGGGGGCTGATCGGGAATTGGATGCCCTGATCCGCTGCGCCGTGTTTGCGCCAATCGGTGCCGTCGTGGAGCAATCTCCGATCAACGGCGCGTGGTGCATCTACAGTGGGTTTAGCGCCCGCGATCCAAGCCGCAGGTCTACGTGGGAGCCTTACGGGCTGTCCCAGCTTCAAAAGCTTGGCGAGTTCACCGCCTCCCTCGATGCCGCGATGACGCTGGTGCCGGAGGGGCACACTATCCAGTTGTCGGATTGGGACCACGAAATCCTGCGCGAAAAAGGACCGTGGCAAGCGATCGTTCTGCCATTCGGTGCGCGTGGTTCAATGCAGCAATTCACGTTCACGAACCGCTGCGATCATGCGGCGACAGCGGCCCTCGCTTTGTGCGCCGCGTCACTCCGCGCCCTCGCCGCCTCCACCAAGGACCAGAATGATGGATGACGGCTACTTAGCGTCGCGGTCCAGCTTCTCTTGCACCGCCTCGCGGATGAACGCTGCCAGCTTGTTGGGACCAACTAGCGCCTCGATCTGCGCAACAGTGTCGAGCGGCAGCCGGACGGTTGTCGGCCGCACGCCAAGCGGAGGGCGTCCCATGCGCCGCCCCGTATCCGCAACCGCTATCTGTGTCGATACCATAGAATATCCGCAACCGCTTATTGACGGCGTAAGCGCCACCGCTTATGTAGGCGGTATCGGTTACGGAGGCAAGCCAGTGTCTGACAAAGTTAGGACAGCCCGCGTTGAGCATCGTTGCACCCCCAGTTCATGGCATCCCGGTTGCGGACGCGTTATCACCAAGGGTGAACGCTACCTGTCGTTCAGCCGGGGTGGTCTTTCGACCTTTTCGGTGTGTGGCGACTGCGCTGGAACGCAGCATGGCGCCTGAACCCGCACAGCCAGCGGAGGCATGGCTTAATGACCCCGCGTCGATGGAAAGCGGCGAACCCGCACAGCCAGCCGAAAGCCCGGAGGCGCTTGGCCCGTTGTGGCGTAAAGTGCAGAAGGTCCACAGCGACGCAATGGCGAACGATTGGCCGGTTGCAGACTATCGCGCCGGTATGATGGCCACGCTCGCCGCCACTACCGCACGCCCGACCGAGCGGACAGAGCGCGAGGAACTAGCGAGAGTGCTTCGGTGGTTCGGCTTGGATCAGCACGCCGACAACATTGCGGCGGGCGAGTCTGTGCCTATCCCTTCGTATGTGGCCCTATCTCTAATCGCCGCACGCCCGACCGAGCGCGGGGCGGTGGAGGTTTCCGAATTATCAGCCCTACGCAGTGAGTTCGTCGACTTCGCGCGCTACCTTCGGAATGCACCGGCCAATCCGCTAGACGAAAAGCGCGAAGTTTCGGTGCGGATGATCTTGGCCGTAGCTGACGCCCTCCCTGCGAACGATCAGGCGGCAGAGGTGGAGGCAATCGCAAGGATCATCGATCCCGCCGCTTGGCGCTGCTACGACGCCACGCTCCTGCCTTTTCAGGAAAACCGGGGCGCTCACGAAGGCGAAAGCTGGCACGTTCGCGCCTATCAAGCCGGTTGCCGTAGTGCCGATGATGCGCGCCGCTGGTGGCTGGAAACAGCCGACGACTCCGAGCCGCATACCATCTGCCTGTTCCGTGAAAGTCTGACTAAAGCCAAGGCAATCGCAGCCCTCGCCACCCAGCCCGCAACCGGGCGCGCGATGGGCGGGGAGGATGGGATGCGGGAGGCACTGGAAAGCATTGCCAATCGTCAGCGCGATCTGTTCGCGGGTCCAACTGATCACGGCCTTTGGTGTCAGCGAACCGCCCGCGCCGCCCTTCAGAACGGAGGCGAGTGATGAGCGGGAATACTGGCATCCCTGACTGGTGGGTCAACCGCATCGTGTCGGCGGTCGCCCTATTACTCGCGGGACTGACCTTAGACTGGCAGTGGTATGGATGCGCTCTCGCGTGGGCTATCATCGCAGGCGGCTTCTTGCTGTGGTCGATCAGCGATCATGAGGCCCGCCCATGAACCCGCACCAGAAGCCGCAGGAGGACGTGGTGGTCACGCAGGAGGACAGAGAGGCGGCTGCGGATTATGCCGCGAACCATATCCGCATGATTGGTTTGCCGGAACGATACCGCGGCGGGAAGCGTGACGATGCACTCGTCCAAGCCTTCGCCCGTCACCGCCTCTTGGGTCACGAAGCCGGGCGGCGCGATATGCGCGAGGCGGCGGGGAAGGTGGCGGACGAAAAGACGAAGGTCCGTCAGTTCGTTTTTTCTGTCCTGCGTAGTGGAATTAAGGCAGCAGAAGCGGCCGGAGAGAATGACGGGCCTTACGCATCCAGTGGAGCGCGAGATGCCATTCGCGCAATGTGGCGCACGTACCGCGCTCTCCCTACTGAACCTCTTGGCGGGGAGGGGTGATGGCTGTGGTGCATTTAATTTGGTTCAGAGGAGAAAAGTAATGGCATTTATCTGGTGGATGTATCTAGCCGATGTAGTCGGCTCTTTGTATGTGTGCCTGACCCTAGCGGCCATATGCTGCGTTGTCGGCTATGGCGCATGGGCTGTATGGGCAAGCATGGAGGATGAAGCACGTCCCCCGTTCAGGGTTTTGGCCTTCGCCATTGGGTTCTCTGCGGTGGCTTCAATCATCCCGTCAACGAAAACAGTCTACGCCATTGCCGCCGTATCGGCTGGTAGCGAGGCGCTATCCACAGCCACGGGACAGAAAGCCGTCAAGGCCTTGAACGTGTGGCTTGGCCGTCAAATTGCAGACGAGCCGCAGCCAAAAGGCCGCTAAACCCGCGGCTTCTTCGCCTCCGCCTTCACCGCCTTAATGACCGGGCCAATGGCAGACACGGCGCTGATAACCAGCGTCGGGTTTGCCTTGGCGGTTTTGACAATGGCACTGATGAGTTTTCCAATGTTGATTTTCATGGCTTCACTTCCTCTACAGAAACAGGGTCTTTCGGCGTTCCAGAAGGCGTAGCGCCGGACTTCCGCGTAAACGTGCCCAACACACCGATCAGGCCGGTCAGCACGGCTATATCGGCAGGAGCGCCGTTCCAGACGCCAGCAATGTAGACGATGACGATGGCGGCAATAATGGCTAGGCCAAGGATCAGGTTGTGGCGATCTTCGCTCATGATCCATATACCTCCGCTTCAGCCGCCCGCCGCTTGGTCAAGCCTGCCATGACCTTATTGCCAGCCCGGTTCCACCGCGCGAACTGCCCTTTAGCCCCGGCATAGTCGCCGGCCTTATGCAGCTTCAGCAGCGTGCTATCCGCCAGCGCCTTGGTGCCGACATTGTACGCGAACGATACCAGCGCGCCCTTCTGCTTGGCGGTAACAGCCGCGCCCCCTAGTGCCGCATCCACACCAGCCGCAAACTTCATCACATCCTGAGCCAGCCGCAAATCCGCCTGTGCCTGCGTCCACGTCACACCCTTGGTGATGCCCGCACCCGTCGAACCCCAGCCAATCGTCCAGGGATCGCCGCCAGAGCCGGGATCGGGGTATGCGGTAAGCCGGCATCCCTCAAACTGCTTAATGAGGCTGAGAGCATATGGGAGCCAATCGTCGGACCCGACACGCGGCAAACCAAAACGATCCGCCAGCGCATCGACCATTGTGACCATCGCGGGCGTGAAAGCCTTGTTAGGCGCAAACGGCCTGATCGCATCGAATAGCGCGGTTCTGTTGGTCATGGTTGCCCCTTATGCGCCTGCCAGTCGCGGCCACGCTCTATCATGATCCTATTGGCGCGCTGGTGCTTCATATCCCGCCACGTGCGGCCCGACAGGAACATGATCGCGCCGATGGTCAACAGCGACACCGCCCACCCCTCAAATGGGTTCTGGTTCTTGTAGAGGATGACCGGCACCGTCAGGAACGAACCCGCGCCCATCAAGCCTAGCCCGTATCGCTCCACTACGTTCGCCATTTCCCGAAACTGCGTGACCTTGTAGACCACGATGCAGGTCAGGATTATGCGGCCCGCCGTATTGATGGCGTCAAAGACGGTCATGCTTCGTCCTTCCCGCCCAGAAACTGGCGCACTTTGGCGATGGCGAATGGCATCAGGATATTCCAGCCTGTTCCCCCAATATAAACGATGGCGTTGGTAGCGCGGATGTCGTCAGGCGAAACGCCCATTTTGACCGCCACCCAAGGCATGAAAAACACCGCAAACCCGAAACCGGAAAAGAGTGTAAAGCCGATGTCGGCCCACGTCATTTCCTTGTATCGGGTTTGCGCCAGTGCCGTGATCGCTCCTGCCATAGCGGACATGACTAGCCACACATGACGGAAGTCCGTCTGTTCAATCACCGCGACGACCTACTAAACGATTGTAGATTTCCGCTGGCAGTCCTGACCACATCACGAACGCGGCGGCAAAGATCAGACACACTATCGGCACAACCATCGCCCCCTATCAAGAACAGTACGGCCAATTGCACCACTAGCGCGCCGTCTAACGCATATCTATAATCTAGGTATTCTAGGCCATTAACCCATGCTACTGCATGAACGCAGAGGCAGGCGAGATACATCGACCAGAGCAAGGGCGACCACCAATATGGGCGGCACCACCAAGCAGTCACCATAAGGCTTGCGAGGTCGGCTAATGCCCACATGTCTTCATGCTTGACGGGCAGATCGAACCCTAGCCGATCGGCAATGCCCCACACTACGAAGGCGGGGGAGGCCGGCTGATATATCCAATAGGATGCAAACAGCAGCCAGTTAATGGCTACCACCGCCGACGCCACTAACAGGCACTGGCGTCCTTCACGCGCAAATGATGCGACGATAATAGCCGCAACACATGCAGCGCCGAAGAACGCCAGCCTAATCACTTGCTAGGCCGCGGCTTTGCGGCAGGCTTTGGCTTACCGGGACGCTTGGGATTGGAGTTTCCGCCTCCACCGGATACGCGCATCACTTCGGCGGCTTTCCGGGCTGCGTTGGATTCGTGTTGCCGCCGCCGCCGCTATCGTCAACGGGAAGCGCATTCGGCACCGGCTGTTCAACCGGCGTCAGGCCCTCGCATTCTTCAGGCTTGGGCTTCTTCTTCTCGTCCTTCACGATACACTCCCATATGATTGGCGGCGGTAGTTCCTGTAGCATATTACCAAGCCGTTGCGGAATACTAAGCCACTCAAATGCTATTAAAACTTCTGTTCAGTGGTGATGCTGAACTCTAGGAGCGTACCGGTTCCGAGCGCTACCGGACTGGTGGCGCTGACATCGTTTCCGCCCGAGGCGGGCGTAAATTTGATCTGGTTCGTCCCATCACGCAGATAGGCCGTCCACCCGTTTACCGTTCCCGACACAGTTGCCCGCGCTGGAGCGGTGGAAACGCCGCGAGATATGAACGGCGCGGATACCGTGAAATAGTTGCCAGTGCCGAAGTTCGTGGTTGTCCCGGCCTGGAATGACAGCCGGAGCGTTCGGTCACGGCCGGCTGCGCTCATCATCGCCGTCATCGTGGCGTTGCCCTTCGTAGGACTGCCCGATTCTGCCCCAAGATTAATCTGCCCGCTTACGTCAAGAAGGGCATGATAAATGTCGTTGTTGTAGTTGCCGACCGAAATCAAAGCGCCGGCACGCTGAAGGTGGCTGAGGAAGAAGATCGACTCGATGACGTTCGACGCGATCGTGATTGTCTTGCCTGCCTTCATCGACGTGCAGGGGCCAAAGCGGATTGACCCGATATTCGGTTGCCCATTGGTGCCAACCTGCACATCATCGTTGAAGTCGCTGTTGTCGATTGACACGAAACCCGACTGGATATCGGTCTTTCCGCCGATCCGGCACTGGTCGACCTTCACTCCGCCACCCGTGTCCGCAGTCAGCTTGCCGAACTCGCATTTGTCCATTGCGCAAGAGCCGACTTCTCCGCGATAGAGCCAGCCGCCAAAATGCTGGTTGGTAATCATATCGGATGCAAAGCAATAGAGCGTGTTTTCACCACCAACTGCGTCGAAGATTTCTACTTCGTAGCCGTTGGGGCCTTGATCGGTAGTTTGAGCAACCCCACCGATCAATGCAATACCTCCCCCACAGTTAGAGAACAAATAGGGTCGCCCAAAACAGTCCCGGTTTTCGCAGAACATGGCGCGAAAGTCTGGGCCAGTGACGGTGACGTTGTTGCCGACCATGCCGCTTGTTTGACAGCCAATGCGAAGTTGATCGAAATGCACTCCGCGCGCCGTGACGCTGATTGTAGCGGTCGTTGACGTGCGCGTCAGCTTGGCACCAGAGCCGTATAGGCGTTGATAGTTAGTAGATACAGTCAACGCACCATGAAGGTATTGCCCAGGCGGAAAGTAAATTGCCGTAGCACCGCTATTCAAAGCGGCCTGAATCGCCGCTGTGTCGTCAGACAGGCCGTCTCCTTTCGCTCCAAAATCCTTTACCGATAAAACTTCCCGCGCCTTGTCTTCTGAGGTGCGGTCTACTGCACTGCTGCCGGACTGCCGAAAAGTAACCTTGTTGGCGCGTTGCTGAACCCAAGCACCCACGCTAAGGGGGGTGCTATTTGCCTTTACAATATTAATATCGTTAGACTGACCGGTAAAATCGCCAAGCGTCCACGTCCACAGCGAGCCGTTATAAAGGCTCGTAAGGTCAGCAGTATTTGCCGCTTTCAGTGTGGCAAGATCAACGCGTGTATTGTTGGACGGCCCCGGCACAATAGAAGCAGGCCCGGTTGGAATGGGAAAGCTAAGACGAGTGCTTATCAACGTCCCGCCAGCCTCAGACTTATACCATACGACCGAGCCTGAGCGATCACGCACTCGAATGGAATAGCTATTCAGCGCTGCATACACTTGTGCAGGTGCGCCATCGCGAACAATGACACCGCCAGACGTAAGCAATGGCTGTGCCGCCAAAACAGTAAGCGCCGCATCCCAATAGACGTTGATCGGCGACTGTTCAGGATCAGTATTGGCCGCACCAATATATATACGCCCGCCTTCAAGCGCAGTCGCATCCAGCGCAACAAAGATCGGGTAAGTATCAACCACTTGTGCTATCCTTTGTAAGTGCGGTCATGGCTGAAGCCTTTGGTTTGCGGACTCGCCGTCGCTCTGTTGCCGCTGGACGGGTGCGCCTTCATTAGTGCCGGGTTGCGCTGCCAATCGTGCCGGGGCAGCGCCGAACGCATCGGCAAGCCGCGACTGCAACGCCAGCACGTCGTTGGCTATAGCGGGTTCAGCGCGGGCGATGCGGGTTAGGAAAGCCCCTTGGCTTGCGATTGCCTTTTGTGCAGGGGCCTTGCCGCTATTGACCGCCGCTGCCATCATCCGGTTGTATCCCGTTGCCCACTTAACGAACTTGGGGTTCGTGATGAGTTTGGCCGCGCCGTATGAGGAAGCTACCTGTCCCATTAGCGCCGGAAGATTGCCAAGGCTGTAGAACGCAAGCCCTGACAGAACCTGTCCCGCCGTATTAGACGTGTTGCGAACAGATGCGGCATCGGCAAGTCGCTTCGACACCCGTACGAACTTTTCCAAATCTTCACGATGCTCGCCTGCACCGAACAGCGCGTTCTTGGCTTCGGGGGCCATGTCCTGATAGCGGCGTGTGAATGTCTCAACGCTAAACTGACGGCCTTGGCTGTTAGCGGGCTGTCCAATCAGGCTGACCATCGAACCCGCCACCTCGCCGCGCTCCGCGGCTGGAAGAGATGACAACACCTCTTTCAGCAGGCGAACATCGCCGCCGCCGCGGTTGCCCTGCGAGATGCGGTCAATGAAAGCGCCGGCCTTCTCTGGGCTTTGCTTGCCGTCCTCGCCCACCAGCTTGGTCAGCGCCTTTTCGATGCGTTCCTGTCCATCCCGATAGGTGTTGTTGGCGCGTTCGAAGGCCCGCAACGCTTTCGGCCCTTGTGCTGCCGCGCTGGTCTTCATGTCCTCCGAAAGCGCGCCATACAGCGCCCGCAGATCGGACTTGGCAGCGCCTTCACCGAAACGAGCTTCGCCAATCTTCTCCCCAATGACCGAGCGGAAGTCCTTCAAATCCTGCCAAGAAACGTCGTCGTTCAGAGCCTCGCGATAGGATTGCAGTTCATTGTTCTTGAAGATCGACGCCAAGCCGCTGTTGCTTTGGAAACGGCCTAGCATGCCGTCTAATGCGTTCTGCGCGTTGTTGGTAGTCGTCTGCGCATTGGGCGAAATCGGAATGGCGTTGTAAAGGTTGCTAGCGACATTGTTGAACTTGTCGATCCACGCTCGCGCACCACGTTGTGCCGCTTCACCGATGTTGGCGAAGGTGCCGCCGCTGTTACCGTACTGCGATGCGATGGTGCGGACTGCGCCTTCAACCTGATCGCGCACCTGACCGCCAGCCGTTGCCATGACGTTGGCAGAGCCGGTCATGTTGGAAAGCGTCTGATCCACAATGGCCGCAGCGCGATTGCCCGTGCCGCCTAAAGGTGCATTAATTCCAAGGTCTTGGGCTTCCTGATAGGCAACGGCAGACGCACGCGGCTGCGGAATAGCCGCAGCCCCCCGACGCGCTGCCATCGCGCGAGCGAAACGACCGCCGCCAAGCGCCAAGCCGCCGCCTAGCGCAGCGCCTGTCGCGGCACCGATAGCGGCACCGCCCAACCGTTCGCCAGCGCCGCCCTGAGCATCGCCAAAGCCATACACGCCGCCAATGCCAGCGGCTTCAGCCGCAGTACGTGCGGCAAAAACGCGGTTGGCAATCACGCGAGCCTCAGCGGCAGATGCGCCCCCCCGTACAGCGGCGCGTCCAGCTGCTAGTGAAGCCCCACGCGCACCGGCAAACTCGACCCCGCCCAATGGCAGCGAGCCGATAGCCTGACCGGCAAAGCGCGCTATGCCGCTGTTCTGTTCGTCAAACAATTCCTGCCCACGGCGCTTGTCCAGATTCTCGCCGTAGGTTCCGCCCTGCGTTACCGTGTCCGCAAGCGCGCCAGCTTCATCCAGAAAGCCCAGTGTGAGGGCATTCCCCGCGCCACGAGCCGCAGCACCCAAAGCGCCGTCGCCAGCGTCTACGGGTTTTACTGTGCGGTCTTCGTTGACCACGGGGGCAACGTTGCGGTTCTTCGGGTCGCTGTAGAACTTCGCCAGCGCGTCGGCATTCTCAGCCGTGATGTTGACGCCGAACGACTGTCCCAGCGCCGTGATCTGTGCAGCCGTGCCACCCGACTGCGCTACAGCCTGAAGCGCCGCTCGCTGTTCGTCGGTAAGCGGTTTCCCCTGCGCCGACTCCTGCGGCAACTGGTCGTTGAAGGTCAGTTCGCCGTCAGGACGCGGTGGCGCGTTAGGGTCGGACGGGGGCGTGCCGCTTCCACCGGTTGCCCCCGCCACGCCAGATGCTGGATCACCTCCCTCCTGCTGCTGCTTGTTCAGATCGGGGTTAAAATCGGGCGCATATTCACCGGCAAGCGCGTCGATAGCCTCACCGTTATAGCCCTGCGCACGAAGAAACTTGGTCTTGCGGGCAAGCGCCTTCTGCACAATAGCAGCGCGCGAGGCGAGATTGCGACGGATTTCGCCAGGGTCCATCGAAGGCGCAATGGTGGTGGCTTCATACGCCTTCTGCTCGCTAGGCGTTAGCGCTGCACCGAACAGCTTATTACGAATGACGTTATCGTTGGCCTTGAACTGCGCCCACCAATCCCGCTGTCCTTCAGTGCCAAACCCACCGAAAGCGCCTTGGATAGTATTTTCTAGCCCACCCGTCAGAGTATTCCCGCCGAAGTCGTCCTTGAAACTATCTTTCGCACCCTTCAGTCCAGCATAGATGCCGATCTGCGCCTCATACGGCGATGCAGCCCAAGCGGGCAGCTTGGCACCACCGCTAGGCGCTGCGTCGGAACCGCTGGTGCCAATGCCCAACGCCTTGCGCACGCCAGCTACGCCCAAAGATTTCCGGATTTCAGCCGGAACGTCCGTGGGGTCAGAGATGGTTTCCCAACCGTCCTGAGCATCAGCCATCAGCGCTTCCTCCGCTGTAGCTTGCCGTCTGGGCCAATGCGGTATTCGTATGCATCGCCACCGCCTTTACCGCCGCCGCCTGAACCTTGCCGAGCCTCGCGGCGATCAGCACGCGCCGACGCTTCGTTAGCACGGGCAATAGATGCTTCCAGCGATTGTTCGCGAAGATCTAGAGCGCGATCAGCACGGGCGTTGTCAGCCGAGCGGTCCTCAGCCTTCTTGCCAACGCCCAGCGACTCCATCACACCCGCCGCATGATCCGGCCCCACAAGGCCCGACATGGCGTAAGACAGGTAAGACGTGGCCCCGGTTGTGTCGCCGTTGCGGATCATGTCGATAGCCGCTTGGGTGTGCGACGTGTCCACGCCGCTGCCTTTCAACGCCGTTACGCGATCCTGTAGCGTCTGAATTGCCAAATCCTTCTTGCCGGCAGACAGCGCCCCCAACGCCGAAAACCCGGCCCCGATCAGGTCACGTTTCTGCCCGCTGGTGTAGCTATCGCCAGCGTCCATCAGAGCCTTGGCCTTTTCGGGGAAACGAATGCCAAGGTCGCGAAGATTGGCCGGCGTGGGATCGGCTTTATACGCCTCGACCGCCTGGATGTAATCGGCGTCCTGCTGCTGGTCTGCCTCGAATTTCGCCGTCGCCAACTGTCGCACCGCCTGTCGTTCTTGGCGGGCTTCGGTTTCCTGAACGCGGTTGTCGCGGATAGCCAAGCCCTGCTGTAGCGGATTCAGGTTTAGCTGCGACTGCAACGCGCCGTAATTGATGGGGGAAATATCAGCCATTAGCAAAAAGCCTCAGGATGCAGAGACTTTTTAGCACGTTCATAAACGGCTTTGGCCTCGTCAAGCGTATCGAAAGTGCCAAGGTGGTGGCAGACGCCATCACGGTTGATGCGGGTCTGAAATTTACCCTTCATCATTCGCACGCCCCTCACCCCAAGTTTATTGTTAGCTTTAGCTTTGTGGCTGTTCAGCAGATTAATGTGTTGCGAAACGTCACGAAGGTTGCACCACCGATTATCCGCTCGATCTCCGTTAATATGATCGACCTGTCCCACCGGGGGCCTGCCCGTCATAAACTGAAAAGCCAAACGATGCGCATACTTTGAGCCAATGGTCACGTAACCAAGAGCCTTGCTGATAGTGCCCGCCGGCTTCCACGCACCATTTGCAGTGCGGCTAATAAATCGCCCCGTGATTGGCATATACCAGAATTCGTATGCATTGTTTGGCATGCTAAAACCCTAGTACCGCGCCAGCGATCTGCGCGCCTTGGTTTATGCTGTTCGTAACGACGTTGCCTTTCGAGATGATGCCACCAGCCAGCGCGGAACCCTGCTGCCCCAAGAGGTTGCCAATGTTGCTCGCGACACTCAGGCCTGCATTGCCGACGCCAGCCGCTGCGTTCTGCCCAAGCGAGGTCAAACCACCCAAACGGTTATATTGCTGATTGACGAGGTTGCCGAGCAAGTCAGAACGGAAATTTGCCAAACTGTTCTGTGTGTTGCCGCCGCGCAGCCCGCCCGTAGCCGCCGCATTCTGGAGGATAGCTTCCTCGCCCTGCCGAACGCTGGTCGAGTATTCGGGCGAAGCCAGCAAAGCATTAAGCGCGTCTTGCTGTCCGCCCGTACCGTTCAGACCGATGAGCGACATCTGCTGCGCTAGCGCCGACGTGCCCGCATT